CGGCGGCGTTGTGCTTCGCGATCTTTTGCGCGCTTGAGTGCGCCAGTATCTTCAATGCCATCTACCGATAGGCTATAGTCGTCACCATCGGCAACGTAAAAATCACGGATCGCTTCGGGCAGTGCTTCTAGTTCGGTTTTGTTTACTTTGAGTTTTAGAGCCATAACAAGTTACCTCTTGTCTTTAATTGGTGACACCGCCACCAGTGGATAGTATCGACTTAATAGCACGGCGGAACTGCTCCAGCGTTAATGGGCGAAATGCCATAGCGGCTGAAAATTGGTCTCGCTTTATTGTGCCGTTGCGGATCTTGCCCGCTGATGCGCTGCCCATGATTGTATCCTGTACATCCACAGGCTGACGCATTAAAAAAGTGTATAGGCTTTCGTTGGGCAAGTCACTATTTGAGTTAGTGATCGGTCTAACATGAGAGCGGCAGCGAATATGGGCAGGCGGCAGTGGGCTATCTGGCGCACCTGTGCGATAGACTTTGCCGTTACGCCCTCTGCATATATCGGTAGTTGCGCTGTCAATAACAGATACCCACCGATAATGGCTATATCCAGCCGCCATAACCGATTCAGACACCTTAGATGACACGTGGGCAAATATGGTATGGATCATGGCGTTGGAGTTGTTGCGGATCTTATCCAACACTGACGCACGCCCCTGCCTAGCCTTTGACACGATAGCGCTTACCGCATCCTCAACGGTTCCGCCGCTCGCCCACGTCTTAATGATCTCACGCTCAACCAAGGCGGTAGCCGTGTTGGTGAACGTTTTGATGTTGTCCATCAAAAACTGACCAGTAGCAACTACTGGCGCATCATTTATGGCTTGCCATAGGGCATCACTATCAGTTAACAGGCGTCTGGCTTGGCTCTGCTCCGCTCTGCCATGCAGTGTTATCGGTATAAGCGCGAGCAGTAAGGCATTTGCCTCATCATCACTTAGTGCTGGAGTTGGTTCACCATCGGACTCATCATTAGCTGTTGCGTAGATGATCTTGTTAGCATCCCGATCCGCATCCATAAACAGACGCAGCCGCTTGATTAGCTCATCGCTGTATGCACTATATACGCGACTTTGCGCCGCCTTCAATTCGGCGAGTAGCTTGTTGACCTGACGCTTATTCAGTTCGCTTAGATCTCGATACTCCAACTTGCTGAGCGTCTTAACAATCTCATCACCAACACGAGCAATGACAGCGTTAAGATCTTGCGACTGCTTAACCTTAACGCCTTCAACCAACAGCGCGATCCGTGTTGACAGGTCATACAGACGCCACTTATCAGATAGTGCCATTGTCTATCACCGAAACCATGGACTCCATCGACTCGCTGGCGATCTGTGTCTTGGCGGTCTCATCGTCTACCGTTACCATGCCAGCCTTGCGTAAGCCGTTGCGCATTTCTTCAAAAGTTATCGCGCCTTGCTGCCACTCGCTAATCAATTGAGCGCGATCCTGTGCTGACATGCGAGCCACGTCAAAATCGGTGTTAAGGCTAAACATTACATCACTATCAGGCTGACCGACCCAACGCGCCGCCCATTTAAGTGCCCACTCAAAAGCGTCAGATACGTTGTTGGTCATCACGGCTAATGATGACGTTTCAGCCGCTGACTCAAGACCCGCCTCCGTTGCTGTGCGCTGTACCTGTTTCTGTTCAACCAGTTTTGCACCAAGGGCAACCATTTGCCGCTCTTTTGCCTGCATCGCCTCCATGCTCATGCTGTTCGCTGATGCTTGCAATAACATGGCGTTGCCGCCTTCTGGTAGCATGATCCCGCCACGTGACCCAAAATTAATCTTGCCGCCCAACACATTGCACGCCCACTCTTCCGTCAGACCAACCAGCACGGGCGTAGCTTGCCCCGTAATGTAACAACTTTCCTCGTAGTCCGCGCTATTGCGATAATGAGCAACGTTAAGGGCTGCTAGGTCGTAAAACGCTGGATTATCTGGACTGTCGTCATTATTTTCGCCACCGATAAACATGAACGGAATGGTGGTTAATGGCTGACCGTTTGCGTCCCGTGGGCGTAGCGTCAAATGCTCGACAAAGTTACCACGTGGAATGCGTTCACCATCGTTAGATGTTGGCTCTGGTTCGCGCCATATTTCTTGCACGTACTCGCCGTTATCGTCTAGGCGCAGAACGCGAAACTGACCACTGTTTTTCATCTCAAAACCATCATCTTGGACGCACCACGTTTCATAGATTACTACTAACGTGAGCACCTTTTCAGCTCCGCGGCTAGCGGTTCGCCAGTTGATAATATTTTGAGCAGGAAACAGCGACAAGGTTGGGCGAATGTAACCATCCCGCAACGCCTGAACAGACGCGCCGCCTGATTCTTCCGTGTCTGGATAGTCCACCAGCAAGCCGCAGCGAGAGTAAGCCACCGTGAGTTGCATTGCCTTTTGCGCCAGTTGCTTAATGCTCACGCCTGAGCCATCGGCGTTAGTGATCATGGGATCGAGCAGTGCAGGTAATTGGATCTCTGGCTCTTTAGCAAAAACCTGACCAACCATACCTTTCAGCGTTCGGCGAGCTACGTTGTAAAATACGGCGCGCTTTAAGTAGGCATCATAGCGGTCTGTGTTCTCTGGTGATATATCGTGCTGATTAGGCATGGGAAGATAAGCAGTGCGTGCACCTTTAACCGATACTTCGCCAGAAAGCACGTCACGGATTAACTTATACATCGGGAGCAGCTTAGCCAATTCGGGGCGAATGAAAGAAACGTTTGCCATCGCGTATTTTACCTTGTCTGTTAAGTAGGGAAAGACATCTTGAGGCTAGTGGCTGGATTGCCTTTGTGTGTAATATAGCCGTCCAGACCATAACGAACCGCATCCCAACAGTGATCGTTACCATCCGCAAGTTTAGGGAGCACCTCACCAGTGATGCGGTCGGTCTTGTATGACCAGTGCCTAGATTCCTTGATCGTGTTAACGCATCTTGGATGGATAACGATCTCATCAAAGCCACGTAAGTATGTTACACCATCCTCAACGCTACCAGCCCATTTTTTCGCCGCCGATATTTTAAAGCCTTGCCGCCGCAAATAACTAATGGTTTCGGGTCTGGCTGCATCCGCCTTGATTGCCCAATTGCGTGATTCAGGGATCTTGTCATACAGCTCGGGCATATCGTCCAGCTCTGTCTTGAGACCGTACGCCTCATGGTCAATGTACAACGTATTGCCAAGGATAAAGGATCGTATCAGCGTGTTAGGATCTTGGGCAAACCCAAAATCAGCACCAAAAAATAACCGTTCGGCGTTTTGCCACAGGTTATCATCAAAGTCAGCCACGCGACACTTGCCAGCGAGCACCTGCTTGTCTGAGTTTTCTAGGTAAGCGCCTTCCCAAACCCACGCATACGTGGCGGGATCTAGCGCTCGTTGGTCGCGCTGCCGTTCCTGCTCCAGCACATCAGGGAACCATGGATTATCGCTGTAGTTCATTTCGACTGTTACACAGTCATCGCCTGTGTATTTTCGAAAACGTTTGTCAGTTGGGCTACCGTCCTGTTCAGGGTTCCACGTTACCCAAATTTCGGAATTAGCTTCACGAACCGTAGGCGTTAGCTTTTGCCATGCAATTTCACTAACCGTTTCAGCCTCATCAACCCACGCGAGCAGGATACGGGCTTTTGACTTGATGCTGTCTAAGTTATGACGCAGACCGCTGAACACGTAAGATACACGCCCGCACTTTGTCCTAATGTACTTTTCACCGAGTTCGAAATAAGAGCTTAGCCATGGTACGGATACAATGGCTTGCTTGATCTCTTCCATAGATGAGTCGGTGAGCGAGTTCATATATTCGCGAGCACAAAGAATTACACCAGACTCGCCATTGGTCGCACATTGATACGCCCTGACCGCCGTCATTAGTGCAAAAGTGCGAGTTTTTGCGCTACCACGCCCACCGTATGAGCAGCGATAGCGCACGTGCGGGATAGCGAAAAGATTCGCTAGCTTGGCGGGAACGGGTAGCTGGACTGTACCCATTTCTAGTCGTCCTGTTCATCTTCCGTTGACTCGACAGGCAATAGCTGTATGATGGTCGGCATTGGCATCGAGCCATCACTACTGATATGGTCAACCACGATCTTATCTAGACCTGTTAGCTTAGCTTTTCCCATTGTTGCATTGACCGCAGCAGACGCTTGCGGAGTAGCAGCACCAAGGGCAGCTTGTCGCGCTTCCTCCAGTTCGTGCACCAGCGAATCAACCGTAATCTTGTGACACTTCATTACTTCATTCCTCAATTCCTGTACCCTAGCGGCTACGTTGGGCTTATGTAACGTCTCATACGCAGACCGTTGTACCGTGTTAGCCGTTGCGTTGGTATCGTAAGCAAAACGATAGGCTTCGGACGCGCTACCTGTCTCTATGTACTTGAGCGCAAAGGTTTCTTGGTTTTGCGTTAACGGTCTGAGTTTTTTATCGTTAGCGTCAGCCATAGCCTACAACTCGCTCAACTTGTGTAACACAACTACACCGTAACCATCTGCGGACATATTCACACGATAGCCCACGCGAGATAGCGACTGATATCTCAAACGCGCCTTGTCTTTGTCTTGATATCTGAATTCAAACACAATATCACCTGTGTAATTAACCTATTACACACCATGTTAGATAGTCGTGCATAAAAATGCAAACGGCTAGGATACTAGTGTGACACAAATCACACTATTACACCGACCACACCACCGAGCCATCCAATTCGGACAGGTCAACAACTGATACCCGTCGAAATTTGCGCACCAGACGCGCGCTAGCCACTTCAAAACCCAAAACCAATACCATCACACCACTTTTTGATTAACAGCTCACTACGAGGCTTGTATGGCGTTTTTGCATTTTACACACCACTCACACATCCACACGCAAAGAACAAATACACAGGGAGCAGGAAAGCGGCTTGCTGGAAGTCAGAATTACACAGCCAACCTTGTGTAAAAATTCCCGTTTTGTGTAATTTTTGGTTTTGCTTTAATGTAAGTCTTTACAAAACAGACACTTAGACCAATAACTACACATCATTGGTGGGCGTGTGTAATTTTAATTACACAAAAAATTACACAAAAAGTAAGCCTAAGATCATGTTTTGTAAGGATTTTCCAGCTTTTTACGCCAAAAATTACACAAAAATGGCAGGGGCGGGCGTATGTATCCGTGTATATATCCGTGGAAGTGTATTTGAGTCAGTAAGTGTAAGAATCGTAGGTGGGCACAGTGTAATATCTTAGGATCTAAGTATTATATATATAGTATATACACCTCTATATATCTATAAAATAAGGACTTTTTTCTAAATTCATCGGTCAAAAGTCTGTGTTACACAAATCTTCAATTTTTACACACTTTCACTTAAGTCGTTGATTCTGCAAAGGATAAAAATTACACAAAACGCCCGATTTTTTTACACAAGCCCCATTTTTTAGCCGTTTTTACACAAACGAAACGGAAAAAGACAAGAAAAAACACCAAAAATACATATGCAACCCAAGCCATAAAAATTACACAAAAAAACTTGTATCTTTCCAAATCCATTTTTGATTTTGTACAAATACACGCTAGATCTGCTTGTGTAATCCCCATTTGCAAGGCTTGTTTTTAACTTAAAAGGTTGTTGATTTAATCTTTAATCCGCACTACAGTGTAAAACTCAATTACACACAAACAGGACGTAATGACATGAGCAGTAATATACAAATACACAGCGTAGAAATTGACCGACTAGTGCCCAAATTCACACGCGAGATCGCCCTATATATGAACAAAAAC